CAACCAAACCATGTGCCTTTATCGTTAGACATTTGGGTAGTCTTTAGTCTGTAAATGTGGCTGAAAGATGCCGGTGTAAATAACCCGTTCTTACCTTTCATTTTTATTCCAGACATCATTGAGTTCCATTTTCTACTAATTTTTAATTGAGTAGATTTCATAGATATCAATGCTGTCGATGGACTATCTCCCGATACAATGACAAAGTGAGATGCAGTCTTCTCGATATAATTACCATTTGGTAATCTATCTTTGTAGTTTGCATCCGGTTTTGTTTTGGACATAATATCAGATGAAGAATCATAGATTGCAACTGGTGCACCTGGTCCTTCTCCTCTATCTTTCCACTCAATGTATTCCAACTTATAAAAGCATGGAATTACATCAATACCTTTTACTCCGTCATACAGATCGCCAGATACTGAATTATATATCATACCTGGTTCTGCACCTTCGACATACTTACCATCACGTTTATTAACTTCTGGTGAAAGCTGTCCAAGGATTTTTAAAAAAGGTAGAGCCAGATCTTCTTGACCTATTGAGCCCAAACCTTTTGCTGCGTCATCCTCAAATATATTTGAGGGTAGACCTGCAGTCTTTTTCTCTGCTACTTGGTTCATGTTTATTTGTTCCTTGTTACTTTGGTTCTGTTTCCTGCGAACACGTTAAAAAGATCAGAGGGCATCTCTTGTCCAGATTCTAGACGCTCTCTGACCAATGCTTTAAGTGTCATAGGTTCGACCTTTAATTTCTGGACAGGTTCGTACCCTTGACCTTGCGCAAGGATCGCATATTGCGATGCCTTGTTGTCTTCGTTACGACCAAAGGAAACAGTAATCTCATTTTTAATAAGATCACCCAGGCCGTTTTCTCGAAGCCATGTATAGGCTGCTTCTTTATTCGCTACCGAAATAGAAGCCCCATAAACTGGTTTAACTTCAACAGAAGATCCATCTGCTAGTTTTAGTGTAGAGATATTCATCTCCTGCATCATGGTAGGTATTACCTCACCTGATACTAAATCTATGTGTCTCTTCAGTTCTTTTAATTCTTTTTCTTTTTGTAC